TTGATCTGGTTTCTGTTTGCGCCTTAGCAGCGCTTGCCCCTGCATCCATGTGCGCCTTCTGGCTGCTAGCTTCAAAGCTCTTAAAATTGGTTTCTGCTTCAATTGCTTCCTTACTCGCCCCCTCCCACTCGTTTATACGTTGACTGAGTCGGTCAAGGATCTGATCCATTCTATCCATTTTCTCTCTCCCACAGATGACATTTAGTAGGGGTTTGGTGGCCCATACTTGATTTGTTTGTATCGTTAGGCTGTATTTCCACTCAACCATTTCTGCGCTGGCTCAAACGCTGCCCACCTCTCTGCCCATATTAAAACGGGGGAGAGGGTTTTTATGCCACCATTAACGAGTGTTCCATTTGGCGCTCCCTACTACAGCGCCCAGCTTCAAACAAATTGTCTGTTGGTCGTTTTGCTCAACGGGTCAACCACCCGCACAAGTACGCTTTTCCGTACATGCCTCTGCCACCGAAGTGGAGCAAATAAAAAGGGCCAGCCCCTCACAACAACAGGGGAGGGAGGAGGGAAGGAGGGACTGACCGCTAATCGTAGAAAACATCTGGCCGCAATTCTTCGCGTCGAACCGCTCCACCTGTCAACTTTTCCAACTTTATCACATGGACAGCCGGTACTTGGCTTTTCCATTTCTGAATATGTTGTCCGCTGACCCCACACTGTCGGGCTATCTCAGCCTTTGACCCAACAATTTCGACGACTCTTTTGAATGCTTCTGTTTCCATTCCGTCCACAGTACAGATACACCAGCAGTTTGCAAGAACAATAATACAAAAAAAGTTTGCATTAGTGCTTGCATGGGTACACCAATAGTTTATTATGGCTTCACACAACAGGAGAACGTGATGATCAAACTTACTAAAAAAGCAGACGCATTCTGGGCTGGTAACGGCTTTGGCAACGAAGCTGCTGAGTGGGTGGTCAAAGGCGCAGAGGACATCGTTGTACGCAAAAGCGGAAGCGGATGGGTTGCTACCGAGAACGGCACTCGCATCGTGAGCGGACGCGGCACCAAGAAAGAGGTGATCGCAGAGCTTGAATGGAAACGACCAGAGCTTGCCGCGTAAGCGGCTTGGAGGAATCATGCTTGTACCTGATAGACCAATTGAATCTGACCCACGCTTTCAAGCAATGTGGGGTGATCCTGACACTTGCCCAAAGTGTGAGACTGAACTGCACAACCTGCGCGATGCAGGCCACGCCTATCTGGTCTGCCCAGTCTGCGATCTGGGTGAACCCAAAGACAACGACGTCTTGTTTAACCTGCACTTCTACGGCATGACCGAATGCCAGTCGTTTGAAAACGGCATCGTTGAGCACTCCCGCTCTGAAATGTTTGATCTCCAGATGTGGTGGGAAGAAAACCTGCACTGGAAACTCTCAAAAATTGTAAACGACATTCATGAACTTGCCGACGTGCGCGATGGCAACCCCGCTGGTCAGTATTTTATCTGGTGGCGCGGCAATCAGATCGGCTGCGTGACGGAGGTTGCTAATGGGTCGCGTTAAATCTGAACTTATGACCGATGGGCCAGACGATGAACTGGTCGCCAAACCAATTTCGCAGGTTGTGGACAACATCCGAAACTGTGATTTACCAAGAAACTCGGTAGAGCGTCACCTTTACCTCAAAAACCAACTAAAGGAGTTGATGGATGGAATCAAAACAAACCTTGATTAGCGCACTCGTGAAGGCGCAGTCACAAATGTCCCATGCGGCATTTGACCAAACTAACCCACACTTCAAGAGCAAGTTTGCCTCGCTCAAGAGTGTGATCGACGCGGTTAAACCCGCGCTCAACGCGAACGGAATAGCGTACATCCAAAAGTCAGTTCCAATGGATCATGGCATCGCTGTAGAAACCGTCTTTTACGGTCACTGTGAGGAGTTATCCACTGGGCCAGTTCCCGTCCCTATAGATCGTGAGAACGCCCAAGGCTTTGGCTCGGCCCTAACCTATGCCAAGCGCTACTCTCTGGCGATGGCTTGCGGTGTAGCAGCAGATGAGGACGATGATGGCAACGCGGCTGCAAAGAACACTACTGGCCGAAAGCCTCAGTCAGTCACCAAGACTGTCATCCAAGAAGAAGGCATCAAGGTCGATGAGGGAAAACGAACCAGTTACATTTCCCTTCTAACCGAAGCCACTTCAGCCGAAGATCACGCAGGCATGAAAGAACTGCTCGACGAATTACGCCAAGACAGTGATATGAAGCTGGCGGTGTGGGCAGAGCTTCCAAGCAACATCCGATCAGCAATCAGAAAAGTGGAGAATCCCAAATGAGAAGACCAAGAAAGGGCAACGCCCGTGAGATATTCGACATCTTGGACGAACACGGCCCGATGGCTTACCACACCATCCGCCGGCACTTGCTCGACAAAGGGTCAGAGATGAAGGCGAAGCAAGCCAGAACAGCCATCAACAACCTGATGGGCAGAAAGTACATCCAGCGCAGTCAGGCTGATTTCCGCAGGTACGAGATCCGCACTAAACAGCCCGATTTTGAGCTTCAGCTTTCAGACCCTATACAAACGCCCTCCCCCGTAGATAAAACGCCTGAGAGCGTCGAAATAACGCCCACAGAGGGCTTGTTTGGCATGAACCTGAAAGACTCTGCCATAGTCATTGTCATTGCTGTCATCACGTCAGCGCTAACCACCACCATTTTGGAAAACCTATGAGCTACGACAACGAACTGAAGATAAGCCTGTGGAAGAGTGACGGCACCAACGCCAAAGCTCCGATCCTGAAAGGCAAAGCGACCATCAACGGCACCGAATACGACGTAGCCCTATGGAAGAACGACAGCGACAACCCCAGAGCACCCACGCTCAACGGGAAACTGCAACTGCCACAATCTCGGCCCCAGGCCGGTGGTCAGCCAGCGTTCAAGGCTGCGCTTCCACAAGAAGAGGACTGGAAGGAAGACATCCCCTTTTAATGTAACATTGCCGAGCGGGTGATTCAGACAGGCGAGCGGCAGCGTCAGTCTCCCCTCGGGGCATGAGAGATAGGTCGCTTGCTTGCGGCCCGCAACATTCACCGCCAAAGCGATCAACTGCCGCACTCAAATAGGATATTTCACGGCTCCAAATATCCTACCAATCAGGGGAAAAATATGGATAAACACGACTTCACAGCGCTTTATGAGCAATGGTTTGCACTGCATCCGTTCAAGAAGAGAGACTGGCCGGAATTAGGCAAGGTTCACTATCAAGCGTTCTCTAGAGAGAGCGTGGCTTTGATGACCGAAGCATTGGGGCAATTAACCGAGGAGATAGACAACTTCCCCTCACCCAAACAGATAAGGGCAAAGCTAAATCAGCTTTCTAGCAGCAAGACCGAAGGGGGAGAGGTTAAGACCAACGTAACCTCACACAATGAAACCCTGGCTACTCGTTTGTTGGAGCACATCCACGGGATCGAATACCAAGGCAAAGCGGTGAAGCGCCCAGAAGGAGTCCCTCACTGGGTCAGCGAATTAGTGGAGAGCGTAAACAATCAACTGCCCGATGATTGCCCGATAAATGTCAGGCTTGCTCGGGTCGGTTTAGCAGTAGCTCAGGGGGAACGATGAACGAAGCCGTCAAGAAATTTCTTGAAGAAGGGGGCCAGATCACTCAAATTCCGTTTGGCGTACCACGCGACATGCAAGTGTGTATGAACTGCAAAGGGTTGTTTGAGACAAAGGATCTGACGAAGGGGATAACGAGACGATGCCAGAAGTGCCACCAAAGGCATACGACCTACAAGGAGCGCCGGTAGACATGTTCTATCAAGCCATTGTGTGCCAAGAGAAACTGCGGGAGCGGTATATCTCTGAGGTTTTGGCTTCGGTGATAGCGCCGTTCAGTGAACAGACCAAGCGCCAAATATATGAGTGGCAGCGAGAGGGGATGACCACTAGGTGGATGGCAGACCAACTAGGTGTCACACGGCACAAAGTGATGCTGCTAACCAAGCGGACTTCTTGGCCCTCTCCCTCTAACCTTTCTTAGTGTTCCACGTGGAACTATTCGTCTTCCTCGGATGGTTCCATTTCTTCTTTGATCTGTTGAGCGTGAAACCTAATGTTCTGATCGGCTTCTTGCTGAGCCAGTATTAACCTCACGACCTCCGCTCGTAGCTCCATGATCCTGTTAGCTCTGATCTTAGAATCTCCGCTTAGCTCTTCTTCCGTGTATTCAACGCCATCAATTGTGATCATTTGATTCTCCTAGTTTTTAATCAACACACACTCCACGAAGACAGCAACTTCATTGTCACTGCTGCTGGACTTCGCTTGGAACTCAAAGTCAGTCTTTTCCGCTATTTTGAACGGCACCTGACGGTCGTAGCTTACCTGACTGGTGGAAAATGTCGCCTCTGCAACGTGTAGCACTCTCCCCGTGTGGCTGGATAGCTTATTCCTTACCGTTAGATACTTGTTTGGGTTAACTGTCGCACTGTTGAAGTCGATGCGGAAGATGTAGAGCGAATACCCTGCTGGCACCGTGTAGATGCAAGCCTGCGTGGTTCCCAGGTTGGTGCCGATGAAAGCGTAAGTGGTGCCGCCATTGCTGATAGAGATTTCACCAGCGTTCTGCCCTGACAGGATGATGGCAGAGTTAACCCGCAGGAAGCTCGCAGAAGTTGTGACTGCTGATGTGCCGGTGAGCGTTACAGTCTCGGTGATCTGGTTGTAGCTGGAATCCAAACCCGCCACCAGAACGTCCATGGTGTCGATAGCGCTGGTTGAAACCAGATCCATGGTAACATCTGAGGAAGGGAATACATACGCTCCACCGTCGTTCCAAAGCGTCTCGAAGGACGTTCCCACAAGGGTGTTAAAGCCAAAGATGTTGACGGCTGACTGGTCCCACATCTTGCCTTGTGCAACGTCGAATAGATAATGGGGGGTGGGTCTTTGCTGATGGTATTGGTACATGGTTGCCTCAAATTGTGTAAGCCAGCCAGACAGCTAGCACTATCCCGACGATCATAGTTAAGACGTAGCCCACCAGACCACCAGTGCAATGGCGACGGGAACCAACCCAAGGGCGATAGCGAGAACAATCAGAACCTCGATCATCTGCTTTTTGCGCTTCTTGGCAGCTAACTCCTGCCGCTTGATTTCTTCCTGCCGCGCCTTCCTGGCTTCAGCCATCTTCCTTTGCATGTCGTTCCACAAATCCAGCCGATTTGTAGCGAGGAACACGTTGTAGATATTTTCCTTGGACTGGCGAACCATCTCTTCGGCCATGACCGCTTTTGCAGCCTCGGCCTCGTTCATGCTTCTGGTTTGGTTCTTGGCTCGCTGTAGGTCGAATTCTGCGGCCCCCATGCGCCCTATGAAGACGCCTAGTGACTCTATGTTGTTGGCCGCTCCCGCCGCCATTTCCAAGGCTTTGCAGGCAGTCGTTACCGCTGCAACAGCCTCGATAATCACTGGAGGTTACTAACTACAACGGTGACAACACCCGTCACAGCAGAGGCGACAACAAGCCACGCTAGCTTCTCCCACCGTAGAGCGTGAGCATCAGTGGCCTTGCGTAGTTCTCGAAGCTCCACCAGAGCCTCACCCCACCGCTGAGCACATTCTTGCTCGTGCTTAGCGATCTTCTCTAGGGCTTGCTCTGCTCTATCGCTCACCACGGCACCCCATCAGCGGTTGTAGGGTTCTTCTGCTCTTCAATGCTGGCAGTGAGAGAGGCTTCAATGGCATCAACGTCTAACTCACCCTGCACCCAGCCAATGACATCAGCTTCAGTCAGGTCATCATATGCGATGTATCCTTCAGAGGAAGGGTCTGGGGTAAAGCCACAGGTTCCGTAGGATGAAGCACTGTATGTATCCTCCCCCACAGTTTCTTCTTCAGTGACCCGCCAATGGGCTACAATAACGCCTCCCGCTAAGTCGCCTTGTAAGTCTCGTTCAAGTGTTGCGATGGTCCATGTAGCCATTTTAGTTCTCCTAGTTAGATTGCTGAGATGATGAAGGCGAGTAGTTGTGTGTAACGTATGCTTTGACGAGTTACTTCTTCACCTGTGTCTTCATCAGTCCATGTGTCACTACACCACATTGCGTAGCGTGCTGGGTCTAAACCTTCTGCTTCAAAAGCGGCCTGTAAATCTTGTGCAATGATTCCGAAGTGAATGCGTGCGTCATCACCTTTTTCCAAAACGCTTGATACAAGACGATACTTACGCAACAGTCCTTTGGCTCTTACTGCTACACGCTTCTCTGCCTCGGACAGTTCTTCAATGTCTTGCTTTAAATTGCGATCAGATGATTCGTTTACGTTTACGCAAAAAACATCATCAAAGCGTGTTCCAGAAGCGCCTAAATCAATATGGTTATCTACGGCATCGCCGTCACCGTCTGAAGGAATTATTGCTCCGGTAGAGGCAGCAGAACCTGTTAAGCCACAACCGTCGCCATTAGCCTCAGTGCGGAAAGCAACATAAAGATTTGTGGAACCTCTAACACCAATACTACCTACGGCTGTGCTATTTTTGTGCAGGTCAATTAGGCTCCCATCGTCCGTTAGACGATTGACGTTTATGGGTGTTCCACCATCTCTTGTAAAATCAGCAACAGTCCCACGCAAAGCAATACCAGCTGTTCCAAAGGCAGTAGTAGTCTTCCCCACCAAGAGATTTTGGCTGGAGTCTATGCGCATGGCTTCTGAGCCATTGGTATTAAAACGCATGGAATTATCGCTGTTGTCGTAAGCTACGCGACCTACAGAGTCACTGTCAGTATCACCAAAAAATAAAGCCGCTTGATTTGACGCCGGAGAAACAATAGAAACAAGAGTGTCCCCAGTTCCTTGAATATCTAAATTGCGACTAGGCGAACTAGTACCAATACCCACATTGCGGCTGTCGTCTACAGTTACTGCTTGTGCGCCACCAGCATACAAAACTAGATCATCCGCTATAGCGCCGATACCTACTTTTGACTCACTGGTTGTGTTGGCGTTTGCTAACGCAAGTCTAGCGGAAGCTGTACTGGTGCTTTCAATCAAGGCTCCAATTTGGACGCCAGCACTATTGATATGCAGAAGCCTTGATGGACTCGTCGTCCCAATACCCAAAGACTCCGCAGAACTATCCCACACCATTTTTGGCGTTGTGCCTGTGTCCTCGTAGAAGCTGATATCTCCAGTTCCGTGGTCAATACGCAGACGCTCAACAGGGTTGGCTAAAGAATCGTCTACTGTTCTAATCCTTAAAGTTCCAGATGCTTGGAGAAACTGTGTGTTTTCGCCTGTTACGTCAGACTCAATAAAGCTGTAGCTAGGTGTTAGGGCTGTGTGTACAACGTTGTTAGTGTTTATAGCTACAGCACCATCTACAGTAAGCCCATCCATCGTGGCTGTGCCAGTAACGTCTATGCCTGTGGAGTTTGTGGCAAGTTTGGCGGCATTGTTGTGATATAGAGTTACTTCTGCACTTGGAGATGCAACCAAATAATCTTTTGCGCCGTTTGCTGTTTGTAACTTTATTGTTGCGCCTTGAACTAACAGATTTCCAGCCGTGCTTTCGTTGATGATGCTGTCTGTTCCATCATGAAAAATCTGTAGGTCGCTGCCCTCCCCAAAAATAGCCTTGTCGTTGTCGCCAAAGGATATGTTCGCAGTAGTGGAGATATTGTTGGTGATAGCCCAGTTGGAACCATCCACCCGCGCAAGCTCGAACCCACCCGCCGTCGAGCCGTCGTTAACATGGATGGAGTCGTTGGTGGTGTTAACTACTACCTCACCCTCGGCACCTGTGAAAGCGGCTACCTGTGCGCTGGTTCCGCGTCTAATCTGTAATTGAGTAGCCATCTAGTTCTCCAGTGTGGGCCAGTCTTCCTCTTGAAGCTCAGGCCAGTTTTCGTGCGTTGTTAGGTCGCGTAGGGCTTGCCGGTATGCTCTGTATTTTAGCTGATCCGACTCAGAGAGGGGCGAGTCATTTGCCTGAGTCCAGTCGGTTTCCGCTAAGGCTTGCCCTCTCCGATACTTGTTCATTTTTTCGTGTGGATAAGCGGTTATCGCGTCTGAACTTCCAGAAAACCTCATCGTGCCAAGCCCTCAACCGATATTACACTGAGCGCCCAGTTCCCAACTCCCGTTCTTGGTGTTGTTGTGCTTTGATAGACGTTCTTTTGATAACCGTACAGCTTCAAATAGATGGTGCTACCACCTCTCAAGGTCGCTGCTCTAGGTATTCTAAATCCGCCGACTACTGAGCCTGCTTGCGCTACTTCAAAGTAGTATTGGTTATCGTCGCCGGTTCTTGTCCCGTTGATATCATAGGAATCGCCTAGAGAGTTTGTTCGCTGTATGTGTGTTGTAATCATTCCAACAGAATCGCTCCAAATTGAGCCATCCACATCTGACTCGAACCGAATTACGTAGTCCACTGTTTCAGAAGTTGTAAGCGGCGAAGTGAACGTAAGCTCAGCCAATAGGTCGAGCGTGTAAGTGGAGTATTTATGGAATGGCGTGGATGCCGTAAACAAACTAGCAGCCGGCACAAATTGAGTAGCAACCTCGACATCATCAACAACGCTCTTGATGGTTCCCAAGGCGTTGGATTTAATCTGCACGGAGTCGACGCCAGAATTCTTGATGACAAGATTGTTGTTGGCGTCGGTGTCCATTGTCACATTGTCTAGCTTGATGACATCCGCGTTTACTGTTCCGGCGGTTATAGTGCCGAGATCCGCTGAGATGGCAGCTAGATTCACCACGCTTATCTTGTTCGCAGTCACAGCGCTGGCAGCAATCTTTCCTGCTGTTATCGCGTTAGAGGCGATGTTCACACTCTCCACGAACTCAAAGTTAGCCACAGCAGCATCAATAGCCGCCGATGTTATAGACGATGCTTGTATCGCGCCTATTACCGCCGAGTCAGCGAATATCTGTGAGACGTTAAGCTCTGCCGTGGTAATGCTATTGGAAACTATCTCAGAGGCGCTAACCGAGTTGGCAGCGATCTTGGCCGCTGTAACAGCATTGGCCGCGATAGCATCAGCGGAAACTGAACCAGCCGCGATTTGGTCTGCTGTTATAGCTCCCGCCGCTATCTTCGCCGTCGTGATGGCGTTAGCCGCTATCTTGTCAGCAGAGATTGCCAAAGCAGCTACCTTTGCCGCTGTTACTGCTCCCGCTAGGATCTCGTTAGCCGTGATTGCGTTGGCTTGAATCTTGGCAGTGCTGATGGAGTTGCTGCCAATGTAAGTCTCCGTGATGGTGTCTAGCGTTGCCACCGCACCGCCACCCAGCCCAGTAAGGGTAGCTTGACCTGATCCTGCGCCAGAAAGGCTGCCATCGGCATTGATGGTTATGTTGCCATTCACTAATCCTGACGCCGCATTTGCTACCGGCAGCAAGCCCGATGCCTGTGTGGCTAGGTTCAACTGGTCATCTAGGTCGGCTGCTGAGATGGCAGAAGTCCACGAGGTTCCGTTGTACCGATACAGCTTGCCATCAGTGGTAAGCATCACCACTCGCCCAGTGGTCAAGCCTGTGGTCGGTAACGTACCCACCCGCTCTACTGGTCTTAAGGTGTCACTGAACAGGTTGTCGCCAAGCGTACCTGATAGGTCGGTGGTGTTAACCAGTGTCGTGAACTCAGGAACCGACGAATCGTAGCGGTAAACCTTGGAGTCAGTGGTCAAGAAGACCAAAGACGGCCCAGTGTATCCCGTGGGAGAGGGCAGAGTATTAACGGCAGAAATCGGCTCAACACCGGCTGCAAACGAAGCCGCAGTGATAGAACCTGGGTCAACAGATGATGCCGTGAAAAGGTCTGTAGTCCACGCAGTGCCATTCCAGACATACAGTTCAGATGTGGTTGTCAGGAACTTAATCTGCCCTATGTGCGACCCTGTAACGCCTGAGAGGGTGCTAACAGGCTCAATACCAAAGGCATCACCAGCAGCGAACTCATCCAAGACATCTTGGGCGAAGTCATCCAGAACAATCTTTTGCGTGGTAGCTGAGAATGACGCGCTATAGCCCGACAGGTTGCCAGAGCGGTCAGCACTTCTTAACCAATAGTAGCGGGTGACATCATTGCCCAATCCCGTCACTGTGTGCTGGTCAGACTTGGTGCGAACAATCAGGCTGGCGGATGAAAGGTTGTTAACCGTGTTCTCGAAGATTTCCACATAAGCAAGGTCACTGTCGCTGGGCAGTTCAAAATCCAGCTTAATCTGCTGGATGCCGCCGGTAGCTACGATGCTGGATGGGATAGCCGGAGCAGTCTGGTCGCCCTGCAACGTCAGAGCTTCGGTGACAAAACCAGAGACTCTGCCTGTGAACGTAACCGCCCTCACCCTAAAGGTGAACTCTTCCAATTCCTTCATGCCAGCAATGACAGTGCTGGTGCCGTAGACGTTTATAGAAGAGAAGTCTGTACCGGCTCCAGTTATCGCCTCGTTCACCCCACCATAGTTAAGCTCTAGGGTCGTGGCGTCAGCCACAGAACCATAGTTGATGGTCTGATTGTAGGAATCTGCAACCTGCCCGTAGTCGATTTCGCCTTGTGAGGTTTGCTTAAACTCAACCTCGTAGAATGAAACGTAGGTGTTAACACTAGGCGCAGTCCATGACACACGAACAGCAGGCAGAACGGAGCCATCATTGCCCAAGACAGTAGTTTCTGTGAGGGTGAGAGCCGTTGGTGGCCCTTGCGCTGGCGTATCGTCAACAATGTCTGAATAGTCTGGGTTGTTTGGCCCCACCGTGGCGACAATGTTGGATGTGTCGTTGTCTGGGTTTCGGTCTGAGCGAACAAAGGGGTCATCACTGCCGCCGCCATAAGCTAAAGCGCGAACCCAGTAGTAGCGGGTGTCTCCTACAGCTAGTGGGTCTATGGCGTTGGCTGCGTCATGGAAGAACTGGGTTCCACGAGTCTCGCCAATCAACTGACTATTGGCCCATGAAGAATCCGCAGAAGCATAAACCGCGATAGTCTCAAAGAGCTTCGGGTTTGCTGGATTATCCCAGTTCAGTTCAATGAACTTGAGTCCTGAAGTAGCTGATAGGTTCTGTGGGTCGGGTACTCCACGGAATGCCTCGGTGATAACGCCAGAAGGAGAAATAGTGCTGTATTCATTTGCAGCAGGGTCAGCGTATGACCCAGCGTCATCCTCCATAAGCGTAAGGTTAACCACTCCGTCTTGAGTATCAGAGAACGACCAGCTCGCGCAGCGGAAAACCTTGTTGCTGTAGTTTAGTTCCGCGATGGTAACCGACACTCTGTCCCCAACGTCAACTCGAAGACCTGTGAGGTTGGCAGGGAAGTTTAATATCTTTTGCTGGTCTGACATCTGGATCTGTTTGTGAGCGATCCTTTGTGCCATGAATGAACTATTGGTAAACGGTAGCTGTATATCCCTCGTTAGAATTTCGTCGTTATCTCGGCTAACCGCTGCCGTAATAGATACTTCTGGAGCTTCAACTGATTTGTGGTTTTGGGAGGGGTCAATAAAAATCGAGCGGATTGTATTAAAACGCTCACCGCGTTCCACCGATGTCTTAACCGCAACTGCTCCTGCAAGGTCATCTTCCGTAAGGCTTTCCGTGGGTGCTTCATAGATACCTGCCCTGATAGTGTAAATACCGTTGGAATATACGAGGCTGCCGTTCATGGAAGACAGCAGCTTGTTAATGTTCGCTCGGTGAGTGTCTGTTGCGAACAAAACACCATTCGCAGTAAACCGCTTTTGCGTTCCTGAGTTGGGCACCGTTACCGTAACATCACAAGCATCTGCCGCAGTCTCTACCGCAGCCCAGTCAATCTTACTAACTGGGATAGACAGACCAAACTTGGTATCGGTCAGGTAATTAGCCACACAGAGAGCGGGATTGTCTGACCACTGCTGATAGGTTGCATTAGTAGGATTGGCCCCCGCGTTCGTATCAAGTCGAGGGTCGTAAATATCTTTCTTGCCTTTGACCAAGGCTTTAATGTTCTGAGGCTTAAACCGATCCCACACTTCTTGAGATGAGTCGGTCAGCGTAAACTTAGTTGATATCGTGGCAATTCCACGAGTCCTGTGTGCTGCGCTCCAGTTCGCACCAACAAAAGGCTGAAGGAGCGTGTCATAGGTCTGGTCGCTCGCCCCTAGCCTTCGATTAATTTGGGTTATGGTGACTAATGGTTGGTCAATTCTTGGGCCAAAAACCCCGTCGATTACGTCAAAACCTTGTATTTCCCCGTCTGTTATCACTTTGTTGTCAAAATAAACGTCAGAAATATCTTGTACCTCATGCCCTGTGAGCGCTATAGCATGGTAAAGATCACGATTTTCAGTGCCGCTCAAGCCAACGAAGAAGATAGGCCCAGATACCAGAGCCTCCCCATAGACCATCTTCTGAGGTTCAATTGTCCCGCGAACTGTGTGCTGCCTAGTGCTATCAGTGTCGGACTGAGGCATGGAAATATCAGGCATCAAGCCTTTTATTGCGGCATTTAACGCAGCACCCGCCGCAACAATAGTAGCTGTGCCAGCAGCCATGACCGCGAAAGTAGAAGCGGTTGCCGCCGCGCTCACCCCAGCAACTGCACCAATGGTCGCTAAACCAACAGAGTAAATCTTAAGCCCTGCTGTAACTAACGCTGCCGCTACTGGTGGCATTCTATACGCTCCATCCTGCTACTAGGTATCGGTCTGGAATCTGTGTCATGCCTTTTTCAGTCAGGCAGACCACCTTGTCTGATAGCTTTATCCCACACACCTGACCAATTATAGGTATTTCAACAATGCAAGGGTCGCCGTCCTTTATGTCAGAACTGACATCACCCAAAATACTGCCAATGAAATCCACAAGCTCGCCCTCTCGCCCCACTAGCAACTCTGCCTGAGCCTCTGATTCATACTTGAACCGCTCCGCGTAGTCTTTTCCAGTTAGCTCTTTCACGACAAACGCTGCAAATTGGCAGCAGTCGGCATCGCCATAGCTGAACTCTCTGCGCTTCCACTTGTTTAGTGCGTTGTGAACCTTCATCAAAATCTAAAGCCCTGCCATATTGCCGGGGTCGAAGTCGCTGTAGTCAGTGTCCACAGACGAGGATCTTGACCTTCCAATTATTGCACTTGAATACGCATCACCCCATCTGAGCTTCGCGCCTTCAACCTCAGCCATTAGGTCAAAACCTAGATCGCCTGCAAAGTCATTCTGCAATTGAGCGCTGGTGTATTTCAGATTCGATGCTTTGTTGAATCTGGCAAGTTCTGATTCAGCGGTCAGAGATATTACATCGCCACCAGCAGCCCCTACCGTGACAAGCATTTGGTCCATAGCACCTTCCCAGATAACAGTAGGGTCAGCAATCAGGTCATCACTGGTATCTAAAACGCCAAGGTAAACCGTTACAGGCTGGAGGTAGTAGTCTTCAGTCAAAGCGGCGGCAGAGATGTCTGGGTCTAATCCGCTAAGGGAGAGAGTTATCTTGTAAGGACTGACATCAGCACCTTCTTCAATCTGACTAATCTCTCCCAGATCACCAGTACCTAACCAGTCCTGACCACCCCAAGTATATGTGCCGATTGAGTTATGCAGGTACAAAGTCCCGCTTGGGAACTCCAGCTTGGTGAACGTAACCAACACGACATGCTGTGCTGATAATGCCGTAAGGACATTGGATGGAAAGCCTCGACTCATGCCAGAACGTCCTCCACCGCTTCAATGTTGAAATTAGACGTTATATCCACTTGGGTATCCCATGACGCTGGGCCTGCCAACATGAAGACCCCACTCACTGGTGACGTGTAAGCAATTATTGTGTCATCTGCTGGCGTCTTGCGAATGGGAGGAGCGATTGAAAGGGTGACGTTCCCACCGGCATCGCTATTGGCATCTGCCACGACCATGTGAAGCTCGTTGTTGAACGAGATGTAATCACCGGCTCGCAGGTAGTTTGAGACGTTAGCCGTCGCCCCATCACAGACCAGGCTGGTACCCGATTGGCTACCACCGTTCACAACCAGCGTGCCGCCACCCGCACCCCTTCGCGTAAAGGAATGATCGTGCAAGGTGAACCGATGCTGCTGCCCGTTTAGCTTAACCAGAAACGCCTGCATCTCTTGGCGGTCATCACCTGAGAGGTTTCTAAACTGCAAACTGGCTCGCCAAAGCGAACCTTTGCGAGAGGTGGTCTGTACAGCGTTGGTTAAGGGCGACTGGAACGTGCGAGTGTTAGAAACAAGCTCAAACGTGTTAGTCGTTGGGGTGATACTTGGGAAGGTAAAGGTAGTCATCTATGCAAACCTCCCACGGCGCATCAAATCTTGGATGGTCATTATAGTCTGTTGACTGGTCTGGGCCATAGCGCTTTTGATTCTTTGGTCTACGTCAGCACCAGAGCCTCTAGCGTCTACGTTGTTGATAATCGTGATGCCACTAGCACCGCCCTTTGTGTGGTCAATCACTGTTTCATTTGGATGAATCATGGCCATACGGCCACCCTTACCATCTAAGCCGCCAGCCCTGGCACCTCTTCCAGTGAATCCCCCACCCTCAAAACTCTGGGACTTAATAGCCGCCACTTGGCTTAGACCGAATCCGACTGTAGCTACAGCCGCTAACTGACCAAAAGGGGGAGGGAATGCAGCCAAGGCTTTAGTGGCCGCCTCGTAGGTCTGCATGGTGGCTTGAGCGATGCGGAAAGCCTTGTTAACAGCAAACATCTTCTTACTGTTCTGGGCAGATGCCTCTAACTGCTGATCTAAATTTCCAAGAACCGCATTCTTAGCGTCCTCTTTTTCTTTGCGCTCTTTCTTAATAGCTTTTAGGCGGTCAATATCCATCGCCCCAAACATTGCGCTAGCAGCCTGTTCGCCGCTCAGTATTTCTTTGTCTAGTTGTTCTGCTCGTTTCTTTTCTTCGTTGTACGAAGTGAGAGCATCCTTTGCTGCGCCTAACTGAATCGCCTCCCGCTCCAAAGCCGTGATCGTCCCATCTTTCAAGGCGTTGTAGGTTGCAGTCTGCTCATTGTTCATCGACATGGTTGCTAGCTGGTCGCGCATACGCTCATTGAACGCTACCAACGGGTCTTCTGTTTCTTTGGTCTTGTTGGCTACCTTTTCCTGAGACTCCGCGAACTTGTTATTTGCCTTCTCAACCTTCTCAATGACGATTGTGGCTTCTTCAATTATCGCCCTTTCTTCTTCTATTGCTTGGTTCTGGTCTTCAATGCTTTGTTGATATGACCGAAGATTGGAGAACACGCTCGATTGAGCAGCGGCCCTTTTTGCTTCTGCTTGAGCAAGCCTCTCTGTTGCTTCGGTTATGACGTTCTGCGCATCAACCACTGCCTGAGCATTCTGCCTTTGTGCTTGAATCAGCTGCGTGGCAGTCATGTTTGCTAGTGATGTCGCTACGTTATCGGCAGCCTCGCCCATCTCTTCTAGAGCGTTGGTTCCGCCTAACAATGACTGAATCAGAGGCCCAGCAACCGCAGCGCCAACAGCGATCAGAGCACCCACTACGGCACCGGCAGGCCCGAAGATGGAGGCAATCTGCGAGCCTTGTTGTGCGAAAACTGTAGACGCAGCTGTACCACTTTGAAGTTGGACGGCAACGTCCTGTATCTGAAAACCAAGTTGCTGAGATGCGCCGCGGAATTTGCCGAAGGAGCCGGTGACTACCTTGGCATTCTTTGCGGTCTTGTTAAGGTTAGCGTTGACAGAGTTGAAAGCGGCCTTGGTGTTATCCACCGCCTCTATCGGGATTCTTACCGCTTCATTTGCCATCGTCTGTACCTATCAAGTTAAAGTAGGCCATCCACTCGTTGAACTCTGACAACGGCATCTGCTCGGCCTCTCCGATGCTCATATGCAGCCGATCCGCCAAGGCAACTAGGTTGAACCTCAACGAACCGGCTCTTAGTTTTTTTCGTGATCCTCTACAGTCTGAACGGCAGAGAACATTCTTGCCGCTATGTCTGTGATGATTGAACTCTCCTCACCCATCAGGTCGTGCTTGTCATCACCCGAGGAAAACAGTCTGTCTCCAGACTCGTCACAGGCTTTCAAGACAATCAAATCAACCATTGATGCGATGGTCATACCTTCCATGAACTTCGGGTGCTTTTTCTGCATCTCGTTCATGTCAAAACAAGTGATCGGGAAGCAGTAAATGGCAAAAGGCTGTCCATCAGGATCAGCCCATGCCTCTACCTCGATCTTTCGAGCATTCACTTTTCTTCTGTTTCGTAAGTCTTTAGCTAAACCCATCAGGGGATTCCTTTATGCAGTGGCTTCGGTAACCGCTCCAGATACTTGCAGAGCGAAACTACCCTCAACCATACCATCAAACGAGGCAGTCAATGACTTGCTCGTCAGGATTCCAGAGCCACTGTAATACTTCTCGCCAGTGCCTGTTCCCGTTGGGTACAGTTCCCAATCAAGGTCTGCCGCCGCATCCATTACCAGTTGGACTGCATCCGCATCATCCCAGTAAACGTCCACGGAGAGAGTGGCAGTGGTCAACGAAGAAACATAAGTGCGGGCGGTATCGCCCATCACAGAATCTTCAATTGTGTCTGCCGTTTCATCCAAGGTGAAACTACGAATCTCACCCATAGCAGCGACACTGCCGCCGCTTACCGCCAATTTGACTACGCCGCTTGAGCCTTTAGTCGTTGCCATGCTTCACCTCTTAGGTTGTGCCTCTAGTGTATTGGTACTCGATGCGTACCGTTATAATCACCCCACCCACTGGGGCAATACTGCCGTCATCGGTGTCTACGCTTATGATCTGTGTATCAATAGCATTGCCACCACGCGATCTGTCTTCGTCTAGCTTTTCTTCTATAGCCTCGACGATGTTATTCCTTGCTTGGTCTAAGCCTGTCCCCTTCACATAGCAGACAAGTTGATAGTCAATCGTTGCCAAGCGTTGTGCTGCCGCTCCACCCAATGTGGAGTCACCTCTGTCCTCGCTGGTAGTCCTAACCAAGACCGCGGGATATTGGGCATTGCTTAACTTGTCAAAGTCGAATGGCTCCCGAGTAACAAACTTGATGGTAACTGGGGTAGTTACGGCTTGTAGCGCTGTCACCAAGTTTGCGGCTATGTTCTCTCTCACACTCATCGCAGAAGCTCCTTACGGAATAACTTAGCCATGCGTGACTCTTCTTGGTTGTTGAAGCCCCACCAAGGACGCTGTCTGTCCGTCCAGTAAGCCTTCTGAGCGTTGAACTGACCAACAAGGTAGATACTAGCCACCCTTCCGCCTTTGCTCCCCTCCACCTGTACAGAGCGCAACATGTCCCCAGTTGCATTAAGGTTGACCAAGTTGGGGGTCTCTTTGCGGAGCTTTGTGCGCCGGAACTCAACATAGGCAGGGGAGTACAGCTTGAAGGGGCCATCAATGCCGACTCCTTTCTTGGTACGCCCCAGAATTATCTGCTCGCCTAGGGTTGCCGTCTTATCAATGGCAGGGGAGATCCTGCGCTGAATCTCTTGGCGCTTTTTCTCAGTCAACCCCTTTAGATCCTTGGGGTTTATGCTGATCTTCAGGCCAATGCTCATCGTGTGAGTCGCCCATAAGCGACAATGCCCTTCTCATCATCTTCAATGGTGCCGCTTGCGTCGTCGTCATACTCAACACCATCAGCAAACACCGCCACCAGTTCTTCTTGGTAGCGCTGCTGGTAGAAGTTAATCATGTTGAGAAAGCGGTCATCTTGAACCCAGTTGGTTAGCTGGGGGAGGGCGAACTTCCACAACACCAAGTAGGCATTGCAGCGAGTCCACTGGGAATCTGTCAGATAAGCGGGGTTCATTTCCCCTGGGATCTGCTTCTTGTACCACCACTCGTTTCGGATGGTACGGGTTAAATCTGTTTGCGCTTTCGTGTGTTCAGTCGCAAAGGATGTGATGCCGAAGTCCAAGATGTCAGGGACAAGGGCTACCAGATCGGAGTCTTGAGAAAATGCCATTACCACTTCACCTTGTCAGCCCAATACGCGGCTGATGCTGTTTTGTCTTTGCGCCCTGCTGCTATCTGCTTGGCGAATCTAGCCTTGAACGATCTACGCTTGGCCTTGTCTGCCTCACTCTCACCCTTGCGAGGGGGCTTATTCTCCGCACCTTGTAGCCCAAAACGGATCAGACGCACCTTGTCGCCTTCCTTTGCCAATACTGCATGGCTTTTATCTGGGTGCTTAGGTGTGCGCTTGGGTTTGTTGTAACCCTCGAACCGCTCGCCTCGGTAAGTTATAGCCAATAGAACCTCCAAAAAAGGGACGGCCCCACCCCAAAGGAGAGATAGGGGCAGGGCCATCCAAACGCTCTAGATGCTAGCGTCGAACAACATCTCGCAGCCGTAGGTGTCATCAAGCTCGCCCACACCATAAATGGCGGTAGCGTTAAGCTCGAAGGCCCGTAGCGATGCGTCTCGTTGCGCTTCGATCTGGAAGTCGCGCTTCATAGCGATAGCCAAAGCCTCGCGTGAGAAGACAGCGCCTTTCGCGTCACCAGAACCGTCTACAGTCACATTGGATGACTCATAGATGTCGATTCCAGCGATGGTTCCAACGTAAGCGTTAACCATAGCCGTGTTCTGCGCGTCACCACCGTTGGGGTTAGCGAAGGTATTGGTTAGGTTGGCTTTCAGTTGATACGCCTGGAAAGGGTTTACAACCGCGAAGATGTCGCCTTGTGCCTTGTTGTTACGCAAGGTAGCAGCAGCCTTAAACAGATCAGCAACAGTGATCTCTTGAGCGGCAGCGCCGAAGGAAGTGCTGAACCCATCGAACAAAGCGATCAGGTCTGCGTCCATCTTGGTGGCGATAGCGTTACCCAGTACCGTACCCAACTCTTCAGCAGGGTTGCCAGCACCCATAGCAGCCAGGTCGGTCAATACTACCTGCGCGCCAACTTCACCAACGGTGATGTCAACAGAGGAAGTAGAAACAGTCGTGCTGGTCAGGTCGGTGCCTTCGGTTAGGTCAGCGGCAGTGATTGCAGGGTACTTTGGCACCTGAATCGTCTTGCCAGCTTCGTCGCCGATGTTGTACTGAGTCACCAATCCCATCATTAGGGATTCTTCTTCAGCGGTGAATCGTGCCTGAGCGATGATGTTCGCAAACAGGTCGTCAAGGGTTGTGCTAGTTGTAGCAGCCATAGTTATGTCCTATATCAAAAGTGGTTTATTTGGCTTTCTTCTTTAACGCGGCAAAGGCTTCTCGCCCTCCGTCGTTCCAGTTTTCTACCATGTCAGCCACAGATATAGGCTTCTGCGTGGAGCCACCAGCCATTCCCTGAGTGCCAGCGCCACCTTGGGAGGCTCTGACAAAATGCGGGTTAGCCGTAAGAAAGTCACCCACCAACTCATCAACTGAGAGGGGGTCGGCTTTGTCGTTGTATCGGACTGTTCCGTTATCGTCTAAGACTTCAACCGAACCATCGTCGGAGAGTTTTACACGATTCCGCAGCAACTGCGATACCTGTTGGGAGTCTACAGCGTTGTGCTTGCTAGCTGCCGTCAGTAACGCACCGTCTATCTTGGTGGTTTCTAACGCGGCTCGCATAGCGGCAAGCTCCAGATCCTTCTTTTCGACAGTCTGCTTCAGTACCTGCTCGAACTCGCCTTTTTCCTTTTGGCGTTCAATCTGCGCCTGTTCACGCTCAAGCATGAGTTGGCGAGCTTCCTCGATGTCGATACCTTCCAGCTTCTTGTCTAGCTTTCGCCTCTCCCTCTGGATTCGATCAGCAACAATGCGATCAAGCTCCTCCTGGGTAAACGTTTTGCTTTCCTGAACTTCCGTATCCTGCACTGGTTCAGTTTCAGTGCTTTCAACCATGACTTCTTCGCTCATGTACGAACCTCTTTCGAGTGGGGGCATTATACCAGCTTCACAGGGATGTCAATAGCTGGCGGTTAATTTCTATTAGTCCTCTTTCGGCTGCTCATTGGCTTCTTCTTTTTCTTCTTCGTCTTGCTGTGTCCGTAATGGCTCGGCATCTTTTTTCTTCCTAGTCTTCTTGGGGAGGGGGAGCAGCACGTTCACGATTCCATAGAGGTCTTCAAACTCCAGCTTCTCTTCCTCTGGTGCCGCCGCTGCTAACGGCTCCAACAGTTCGCGGATAGCTGGTGGGATTGGCCGTCTAGCGACCAGATTCTTGGCGCGGTCTAATTCTTTGGACATAGTTATTCCTCTACGATTGGTAGCCATTGATGGCGGCAGTTGTACCCACCCCTCACGATGAACGGATCACCTGGAGCCTTGCCTGCCCACTCTCCCTTCCAGATCTTCTTGATCTGCGCTCTGTTATAGACCTTGTCTATGTGATCTCGGCAGAACTGACGGCTATCCAGTATGAGGTCACCGTAGTATTCAAAGCGGTCAATGCCTTGCTCATTGGCGGTTGTGATAGTTAGCGTCGAGGAAAATTGATTGAGCGAATCCACTGCATAAAGTGACGCATAACGCCGAAGGTTATTGCCCAAGCGGTCAGCAGCATAAACTCTATGGAGTCGATCAATCGCCGCCTGTTGTCTGGCTCCAGTTGCGTTTTGAGCCACTTCCACCAGTTCTTGAATTTCCGCTTGATCGCTTGCTTGATAGATTCCATTGATACTACCTCTCAGTTGCTCGATGAAGTCGGCTTTGCCTCTGCCGGTGAGTGATGCCTGATAAACTCCATTGGATAGGACATCTAGCTGCTGTGAGGCTAACGCCTCAAACCCTTGGAAGGACTGCCGTTGTAGCCCTGAGATGACTTCTGGCGGGACTCTGGTGAACTGCCCAAAGGTGTTGAGCATGTCCAGCTGCTGTTGAGCCACCTCTTGATAGTCACCAAGGATATCTTGCACCTCCGCGAGATACTCTTCCTCCATCGCTTGCCTGATCTCTGAGCGAGCGGATAAAGCCCACTCCATATCAAACAATTCGCCATCCGTAGCAGGCGCGGTTTGCATATAACCAGCAAGACGGCCTTCTAGCGTTTGCAGAGCATCGGCCAATCGAAGCTGATGCTGTAAAGCTAGGCGCTCTAGGAACTCTGCGTAGTCATCAGGTGCCGCCATTACTGGTTGTTATCCACCACTGGGAACTGCCCTAGAACCTGCGCTGATCCCTCAATCTCCACATGGGATTGCGCCAACTTGTCATCATCAAGGGCGAGGTCGGCTATCTGCTTGTCTAGCTCTTGCGCTAATGTCACTGATCTCACGCCGCTGGCTTTCATCTTCTGCAAGAACTCAAGCTCTTTGTCGTAGTCGCGGATATCGAAGGAATCAGGATAGAACACCTCCACGTCTGGCGTTACGTCTAGCCAGTTGCAGAAGTACGTCCACAAGTGTTCCTCGGCTAACTCCAATAGGTCGGCTTTCTCTGACAGCTTAGCGTTGAGCATTTGGAACTCGGTCTGCATGGCAATGCCTGACATCGTCTTCGCATCTGTTCCGCGTACAGCGCCCATCTGGGCCATGCGGTTGATGGACTCCACCTTGTCCTTGATGGACTCCCTGATGCTGTTGATGTTCTGACCAGAGGGTTGTAACAGAAACGGCTTCATGGTTTCGGCTGCGTCATCGGGTACGTTGATAACAGAACCCGCTCCCGCGCTCGCATCTGTGTCGTAGGTCTTAACCAGAGAGGGGTGGTTGCTGATCCTGATTAGCTGCTCGATCTCTGATAGCTCACTATAGATAGCTTTCTGCATGTAGGCGATGTCTGACAGGTCACTCACTCCCACACCACGGGTCACACTACGTTGGGCAGGTAGATAGACCGCTGGAATCTTGCCCAGTGGGTTGTCTATCTCGCTAACCATCTGCTCCTTGTCGCCGTCAGACTTCCACTGCTGGATCGTGTCTTTGCGCCAGATGCGGTAGTAGCTCACCTTGGTTGTGGCGTTCTCACGGTCTACCGCTTCCCTTAGCTTCAGGTAGGTGAGTTCAAAGCGTCCAGAGGGCGTGCGCTCCCACTTCCAGTCGAAGACGTTTTCAGGGGTAAACAGCGACAGATAGGGCCGTATATCTTGGTCTAGCTCCTCCGCTCTCGTCTGCGCGTTGGACTCTGGCTTGTCCACAAGAATCCAGACGTGACCATAAACCGATGACCATATCTGGGCCTGCTTCATAAAACTGTTGAGGCTTGCGCCGTCCAAGTCGGAATCGTTTATCATCGCTTCTAGCGCTGGGTTATTGGCTAGAGAGTTGAACACGCGAACAGGGGGAGTGCGCCACAGGAACGAACTGTAGATGTGAACCACGTTGCGGCAGTGGTTATCAATCGGGGTCAACTGTATGCGTCGAGCATACTCGTTCTCTGACTCGTTCAAGTAGCCAGTCAGGTAGTTGCCTGCTTGATACTCCTCACCCCCAAGGTATGAGCGAACATAAAGCTCCCACCTATTCTCATTGGCGTCGTAGTCCGGGTGCTGATATTCGATGTTAGATGCCACTAGCTCCACCTCACTGGTTGTTCAATTTCTCTTTGCTTACGAATCGGGTACAGGTACTCGACCAGATACCCTAGCGCGTCATTCATGTGGTCATAGCCGTCATCTTTGTTGGGTTGGCTAGTGCCTTCCTTGTAGGTCTGTCGTTCAAGGGAAGCGATGGTCTGCTTGCACTTGGGGTCAATAAACAAAGACCGCACTCCACTGGTGGAGCGTAGCCTGCTGTTTACGCTGTTGATTCTGTCCCTGATTGCGGGGTGACTGTTCCGCACCTTTACCGCAAACCCTGCGTTCTGGAGGATTGATAGGTCTGTCCGCCCTCCCGCGCTAGTCTTTCTCTGCTTGCTGGCTGGGTCAGGGTAGATAGTGATTTGCCTGTCACCATACCTTTGCTTTATCTCGTCCACCATCTCATCGGTGTTTGATCCATAAATAACGATCTCGTCGATCACTTGGATCGTATCCGCCTCCCTCACGCACACTGCTGCACTCATAGGGTCTAGGTTGAAGTCCATGCCGATATGTAGCTGGTCGTTCATGTAACCCTTCCGCACGCTCTCCTCTCGGCTGAATGCGTAGTAAATTACCCCTGCAAAATTGATAAATTTAGCGCCGTACTCTTGGTCGAATGTCCTCTGATCTAGGTCATTCCGCGCTGCCTCGATCTCAGCTTCATCAACATTGCCGCCCTCGATGGTCGTATACTGGAAGGCTTCCCAGCCCTCCTCCTCATCGACGCCTCGCGTCCAGATGTCATAGAAATGGTTACGCCCCTTAGGTGTTCCAATGAACAGTGCCCGCGTCGGATTATCTCCAGAATGACGATCCGACAGACTGGGCCGAAGCACTTCGTACCACGCTTCTTTCCGCATATCTGCGAACTCGTCCAGAACAACAAAGTCCAACGCCCTCCCTCTGAGGTTGTCAGGCTTCTCTGCCCCTTTAAGGGATATGGTAGAACCATTCTTCAGCGTCAGCGATAGTGCGGTTTCGTTCCGCTTACTGATATACCCAGCAGGCAAAGCCTCGTTCAGCATGTCCCAGGCTATCTCTTTTGCAGCCTTGTAGGTCGGAGCTACATACCAGCAGTTCCTGTTCTTGCCTTCTAGGGCAGCACGAAGAAGCTCATGGGTAGACAGAAACGTCTTCCCAAATCGTCTACCAGCGACCACCGCCCTAAACCGTGAGTCACTGAAGAAGATGTCATCTTGTGGCCTAGTGAGCTTCACCCGCCCTCTCGATAATGATCGGCGGCAAGTCTTGGGCCTCTGTCTCTGGCTGATCTGCTTGCCCCAGCCAATTCTTTCCAAGCCACACAAGCATGGTCGTATTGCCATCCATTGCAGCCGTGTATTGCTTGCGTCGTAGGCTCATTCGCCCGTGACTGGCCTTTTTCCTGAAATACTCCGCAAAACTACAGTCGTATTCACGCTGACATGCTCGGTTTAATGTGTCGTAGCTCACACCCAAGATTGCGGCCTGCTCCTCTCCCGTACAGTGAATAGCGCACATTTTGTCGACTTGATCCCAGTCTATGATTATGCGCGGTCTAGCCATGAGCATCTTTTGTTTGGAGCGCTGAGGTCGGATTTGCACCGCCCTCTCCCACTTGGATAGTGGGTGTGTCGCTATCTACACTTCCAGCGCGTTTTGGGTATGGCTGCGATCGTTCTTGCAGCTTCGTTTTTGTCTGTTTGTTCAATGGCATTAAATAACGATGCTTTCCTGTGGTTATAAACTCTTCGGCATTTGGGTCTAGGTGCTTTCTCACCTCAGACAATGTTTGACGCACCCCTCTACTGTGGACAGTTTTTTTGTGAGTTTTTCGACCATTGATAATATACCCACTTACCATTCCAACATTATGCCTTCCGTCATATATCCAGTTCCCTGCTTGATATATGCCGCCGTGATGATCTTGGTCACAATCTGAGTAGCTGACCACTAGCTGAAGCGCTGGAAATTTGCCTTTTAACAACCTTAAAGCTATAGCTACAATTCTGGAAACTGGTGTTTCATGTTTACGCAATGCAATTCTCGCCAGTTCACATCCCTGGTCTTGGCGCAAATCAAATGGCGACAGCATACTTTTGTTTGCACCTCTAGCAAAAATAACTACACCAATAAAATTATCATTCTCCCAAGCACCGACCTTGACCAATTTTCCTGCTGGAATTGACTTGCTATAGTGCCAGTTCTGGCACGCAAATTTTGCGGCTTTATAAGAGGCCCAATCTATCTTTAATTCAACAGGCATAGATCGACCGCATCCTTTCGCCGAACTTTTGTTTTGCGATCAAAGTCGCTTCAGGTAAATCAAGACCATCCATGTTAATCATCGTCAAACTTCTGTCATCTAACACCACCCTATACTTGGCGATCAAGGTGCCTTCAGTTTTATTATCGAATCGGGCTAATATGTTTTTGTTTCTTTGTTCGTTATCCAACATTGTTTGCTCTCATATCGAATTCTTTCCCGCAGTGCGGACAATCTATCCATTTAGGGTCTAATTCATCCAGTTTGCCTTGCTCATCTTCTGACGCTGGCTCGAACGCTACATCTTGCGTTATCACTTGCAATTCTTCTGCATCGAAGCCCGTTAAATCAACGTCTATCTCAAGTTCCTTCAGGCGCTCAATCTCCACCCCTAACAGGTCGTAATCCCACCCCCCGTTCTCGGTAAGTTTGTTGTCTGCTATCACATACGCCTTGCGCTGCGCTTCCGTCAGTCCCTCAAGGGTTATCGTGGGCACCAACCCCATACCCAACTTTTGCGCCGCTGCTAACCTGCCGTGGCCTGCGATGATTCCATTATGCTCATCCAGCAGGATCGGGTTGTTAAACCCAAACTCCTTAATGCTCGCCGCTACCTGCGCAACCTGCTGATCGCTGTGAGTGCGTGGATTGTTTGCGTATGGAATAACGTCCGTTGTGGCGATATATGCCACCTCAAGATTCTGATTCATTGATTATCCGATTTATGGCTTGCGCCGAAGTAGAAAGAAACGACCGCTGATACCACCCCTCCCAAGTATCCCAGGACAAGGTTTATCACCGCTTCTGAGTTGGCATCTGGCGGTTGAACGGTAACAAGGGTCACATACCCACCGAAAAACAGGAAGGCTAGCAAGGCCAGAACCTTTGGCGTCCAGTCACCACTCTTTCTGGCGTCTTGGATGTCGGCAGTCTCAAGCTCGAAGATATCCACCTCTAACTCTGCAAGACGGGTTTTGTAGGCAAGATCGGCTTTCTTGATCTCGGCTAGCTGTTCGGGTGAGGCTTCACTGAGCGCCTTCTGAACGGCTTGTGGCTCTGCTGGCACCCCAAGTACCTGTGCGAGTATTTTCCCCGCTCCGGCCCCTACTGGGCCTCCTATGGCACTTCCTAGCGTCGGTGCTACTGCGCCCACTAAACCTTTGATCGCGTCCCACTTCATACCTCAGCCCTCACACCCGTTATTTTCAGGGTCATTCGTTCTTCATGCCCGTTGAATATCTCCATCAACCTTTGCAGCGTCTTCTTGGAGTTATAAACAGCAGGCTCTAGCGCATCTGACACAAAGCGATCCCCAACACCGATACAGCCCTCCACGTCGTGTGGGAAATTTGCAACATGAAGGAGGATAAACGTGCGGTCTGGCACATCCATCACCTGAATGACGTCTTTGAACCGCGTCCCGCTAAATGGCTGACAGGCATACGTCCCTTCGGGAATGCAGGACACGTTTGGTTGGTTATCCTTCCACGGTCTTTCCACTGTGTAGCACGACCAGTCGCCAATACTTAGCTTTCCAAGCGTTCCACTGTCTAGGTATGCAAATCGTTGCAATAAAGCCATTTGCGATCCTTGTTTCGGTGTTCATTATGTGCTAGGTGGGAATTATACCCGTCTTTTTTACAAAAAAGGCAACTTTTTCGCCCTCCCCCCTGTTGTATGTGTAAACCTTTGGTGTACAATAACCCCATCAACAACGAGGAACGGACATGCTAACAATCAACTTCAACATCTTGGAAAATGGCATCATCAAGTCAAACGACGGAGAGGTTCTTGCCTACTTTGACCGTAACGCCAAGATGCTACACGTCAATTGCGACCGAAGAATCTACGAATGCGCCAGCGATGAACTGGCTGGCGACATTCTCGCCATTTGCTTGAAAGCCTGTGGAGAGGCCGCGTAAGCGGCCCAAGGGGATACCATGAAACTACGCTATCCACTCGCCCTGCTCTTGATCGTCGGCTTCTTTGCTGCCGGCCAGAACGACTACGAGAACGAAGTGATGGAGGAACGGCAGTACGTCGAGCGCGTCTGCGACGGAGTCCACAAGGACTATCTCAATCTGCGGCCTTCTTGCTAACCAGCCAGATATTCTCCCTTTCCTGACCCTCTGGCATCTCCGCTGGAGGGTTCGGGTCTGGCTCTTCTTCGTAGAGGTCTGAGACGATGACTGTCACCTGACAGTTGTTGGGTAGATCCTCAATCAGAACTGTCGGCACCAAACCTCTCCTCTATAAAGCGCTCGCGCTGAACCAAGGTCGCCAAGTCACGGCAGGCTTCCTCAAGTAGTTGGATGTCTTTTGTGACCCCGTATTCCGTAATCAAGTGAACCACCCGCCCACTCAGGTAGTTGAGTTGGTTGGCGATGATGTATTCTGTGGCGTCTATTTCACGCATCATTCGTAATCTACTCGGTGGATCTCGCCGCGCCACTCGTATTCAGCTGGCTTGTGAACTTTGACGAACTCTGGCGTCAGTAGGAAGTTATCACGAACAGTTAGAACAACACAGCCTGACACCCAGTTCTTAGGGGTGTCCTCCGCATAGTCGAATGTCGGCTGGTGCGGATCGGCCATTGTCCCACACTGAACGCCATAGCGGTGCGAGTTGTAATCAGACCAACTCTTGCATTCCATCTGATGAGTGTGGCCCGTGACCATGTGAACGCCAGATTTGAGGGCGTTGTTGTAGCCTGCGTGAACCCCGCCATTGAACCTATGCTTTATCATGATCGGCTTTTCTGCGCCCTCTACCCATAGGGACATGCAAAACGTCCAGCTAGGAAAATGGTCTTTCAGGCTGAACCCTGGGACTCCCTGGAACATTGCCGCATTCTGCGCCAGTGACATATCAAAGCGCTGGTCATGGTTGCCCATTGTCCAGAACCGCTCCGCGTTAGGCGCTGCCTTCTCAATCTCTGAAAGCCTCTGCGTCACAGTGCTTAGCTCTTGTTCTACCGTTGGCTTTTCCTCCCACCCCAGTGGGGCGTGGCGGCTGATGCTCGCGCCATCCATCAGATCACCATTCAAGACGATGACATCTGGCTGGAGTTGCTTGGCTAATTCAACAAAGGCAAGGTGGGCAGTGGTTACGGTGTTGGCCTCATAGTGAGCGTCTGAACCGATCAAGAAGGTTTTGTCTTTCTTGATGGTGAGCGTCTGACGAACTGCCTTTCTCGGCCCGTTAGTCTTGGATAGGTGCGCAGGGACGTTGAGAGTCCTGCCCAACATCCCTTCAACCCGCTTGCGCTTGGCAAACACGTTTCTGACCGAGACGTTGTACTTGGCCGCCATATTTGTCGCGCCCAATGCCTCAAACTCTACTGCGAACACCTCTGGATCAGGTAGGATCGGTCTTGCCATAGCCCCCTCTTCTTGAATACGAATTGCAGACATGGGCAAAAACCAATGCCTTCAGCTTTTCATCCGATTCATTCTTTGGTTCAGAGTCCCAGACCTGTTTGGCTGCTGCGTCCATAGCCTTCACCATGTCTTGCGCTACAACCCTGGGGGATCTCATCTGCCACGCTCCCCCAAGCGTCTTTCATGGGCTTTTATTTGCTCTTCCCAATCGGCAATCATCTCGATGTAGTCCTGCTTGTAGAACTTCACTGGATCTCTTCTGGTCGCCAACATGTGCTCAACGGTGTCATGCCCGTACCATTGTTGCATCCAGATTGTATATTCCTGAGCCGCTGACCCATAGCGCATACCGTGAAGATTGCACCCGCCGCACTGAGGGTTAACGTTCTGCTCCTCTAGCGCCCACCGCGAGGATGAGCCTTTTGCCAGCCAGTGGCCGCCTTGCATACACTTATAATGGTCGAGCTTCCCGCAGGATACGCATTTGCAGTATCCATTGTCGTCAGCCGCGCTGATTCTTGCAAGTTTCTGCAATGTCTTCAATGCCTTGGCGCGAAGAGTTGCTGAGGTTTGGTTCTTCGACTTCACAACTGGGCTTTGTAGTTTGCGTCTATGGTCTGTTTAAACATATTTACCCTTTCCCGTACTTCATGCAAAAAATCTATTACTTGCAGCTCTAGCGCCAAAATTTCTTCTTGAGATGGCGAAAATCTCTTTATCCAAATGTTGCGCTCATCAGGAAGTCTAGGGTCGTACATCACAAAGTCGCACCATTTGCGCCTCGTGCAAGCAAGTTGCCACATCATTTGCGTCTTGTAGTTTTCTGGAATGTCGCCTCTGATAACTGTATTAACCATCGTTGTAGTATTCGGGCATTTAATTTCTATCAGCCCGTTATCCCCGACCAATCCGTCAGGGCTTGCGCTTGATTCTTCGATTAGTGGGTGGGGTACACTGCCAGTTTCGCATACATCACAACCCTTAATTAATTCATAGGCTTGGCGAGCCAACGGTTCTGTTTCTACGCCCCATTGCATCGCTGGGCTTGGAATTATTATCCTGCGCTCACCCGTAAGCCTTTCATTCACAAGGTCATCCATCAATTTCTGGCGCGATGCGCTATATCCACTCTTGGTCTTAGCGACAGCCTCATGGCATCTACTTGCGGTCAAGTTGCCAATTCTGGAAAGATGCCATTCTTCGCTTCCCTGGATCATCAGACGATACGGCGCTGGTTGGCTTGCTTGGTTCGTTCAGCATCAAAGGCTAGTTGCCCAAGCATGATCTTTTTCTTCAGTGTCTCAGCCTTCAGACTGGCTTGCTGGACTGTTCTGTAGTGGTTGGCCCACTCTCCGGTTGATCTGGTTTCTGTTTGCGCCTTAGCAGCGCTTGCCCCTGCATCCATGTGCGCCTTCTGGCTGCTAGCTTCAAAGCTCTTAAAATTGGTTTCTGCTTCAATTGCTTCCTTACTCGCCCCCTCCCA